AATTGAAAAATATTTTTCAACAGGATTAGTTGATGGTGTTACAACTAATCCCACCCTCATTATGAAAAGTGGCAAAAACCCGGAAGATGTCTACCAAAAGATTAAGGACATTGGGGTAAAAGATATTAGCATGGAGGTCGTAGGATCTGACCTAGAGATGTATGGTGAAGGCATTCGTCTATACGAAAAGTTTGGCGATGTGGCTACTATCAAAGTTCCTTGTACTCGTGGAGGTCTGATTGTTTGTAAGCGATTGTCCGAGCGAGGTATAAAGGTCAACGTCACACTCATCTTCTGTGCCTCTCAGGCAGTTCTATCGGCAAAGGCAGGGGCAACATATGTTTCTCCTTTTGTAGGACGCTTAGATGACCAATCAGTGGCAGGTCTAGAGGTTGTCAGGTCTATCTCTGAGTTATATCGTATTCATGGTATTAGGACTCAGGTTCTTTCAGCATCTATCCGTAACGTGCAAAGAGCTATCCGTTCGTGGTATAATGGTGCTAGCATTTGCACTATGCCACCTAAGGTATTTGATCAAATGTATGATCACATTCTCACAGATAAGGGTCTGGAAATTTTTGATAACGATTGGAAACAGGTACAACAATGACATTTACAGTATATTCAAAGGATGGTTGCCCATATTGCACCAAAGTAGAACAGGTGTTACAGTTAGCAGAACTCAACTATGTCATATATAAACTTAACAGGGATTACACTCGTGAAGAGTTTTATGATAAGTTTGGAAATGGTTCAACCTTTCCAAGAGTTGTGAAAGACGATACACTTATTGGTGGTTGCACTGAAACTGTACAGTATCTGCGGGAGCAAAAATTAGTTTAATGGAACACAACCTCATAGACATCTACGATCTTGTTGAACACGCTATTGATAATGCCTTTGAGGGTCAAATGAATTTAAAGTTTTACAATTATCTTAGAGAAAGTAAAACTAAAAAGCACGAAATTGATTCATTTATTAAGAGCACCACAGCTGCAGAAATCAGCGATCTTACACTTGACCTTGATGAGTATATTAAAGGTGGTGTTGACAATGAACACAAACAACTTCGCGAAGGTTATGGTCACATTCCTAAACCTCAAGCAAGAAAAATTAAAATTTATTTGTATAGTATCTTAGAAGATGCCTGGAGGTACAGACGTGACCGAAAACCTGGACGAAGGAAAAAGCAATCTAAATAATGACGAAACCCACATCAACCGTGGGGTTGAGTTACTATTGCGTAATAGGAGGAGTAAACCAGAACCACCAAAAACTTTTCAGGTAAAGTTTGGTAAGATGGTATCTCTCTTACGTAGAGAGATTGTATTTCATTTAAACTTCTATCTGGACATTAGAAAGAAATAGTCTCTGGAGGCACAGAAGATGTTAGCAGTAACCTTGACCATAGGAACATTAGTTTCAATTATGTTCTTTTTTGTAGGAGGTGTGGTAGGATGGTTAGCAAAGGATCACGTATACCAAACTCAACCCGTTTATATGCATCCAGAGATGTTTGATGAAAACGGAAATGTATTACCTGATGAAATTTTAGCAGTACGATTTGAAAACGATTATGAGCCCGACGAAGACCACGAAGACGACTAAGAAAGAAGTTCTTCCACAAAACCCGTTTATATTTGAGGTTCTAGAACTCACGAGTAAGCAAAGATCTAAAGCGAAAAAAGTAGAAGTTCTGAAAGAGTATGAGCATAATGCTCTTAAGGCAATCTTTATCTGGAACTTTGATGATACTGTTATCTCAATGGTTCCTGAAGGAGAAGTTCCATACGGAGACATTGGAGATCAGACCGTTTATAGTGGAACTCTATCTGATAATTTAGAAAAAGAAATGAGGGGAGACATGGAGTCTGCCACTGGCCAGGATCTGGACGGAAGAGGTAAAACTTCTCTCCGTAGAGAATGGCAAAATCTTTATCATTATATAAAAGGCGGTAACGATTCTCTAACTAAGACTCGTAGAGAAATGATGTTTATCAACCTACTGAGGGGACTTCACCCAAAGGAATCTCAGGTTCTTTGTTTAGTCAAAGATAAAGTTTTGCAAACTAAATATAAGATAACTAAAGACATTGTTGAAACAGCGTATCCAGATATCCAATGGGGAGGTCGCGGATGACAGTAGCAGTAGATCAGGAAAAGGAAATGACAGAATTTGGACCAGATGTTACTGAGGTAAATCCTTCGGATTATAGTTGCCAAATTCTCCTTGAAAAAACTACTCTCGAAGCAGCAGACGATAAATCTTTTCCAAATGATGCTAGATTAGTTTGGTACGTAGTTGATGGTAAAGAATATATTGACCTTACAAGATGTAGTAAGGTCGTTAAATTATTTGATATGTACTATGATAAGTATGGCAAAGGTGCTGTTCAAAAAATTGACTTTGGATATGGTGCAATGAATCCAAAACTCTGGGGACAAAAACCAAAGAAAGAAAAGAAAAGAAAATGAATGAAGAAGATCTTAGGGAACAAATTAACTCTCTGATCCGTGAAGAAATCCAAGAAGATATCAATGATTATGTTGATTCAATAGAAGAAACAAAAAAAACAGGTCTTGGATTTTTTTCTAGTGATGATTCAGATGAATTAAAAGTCAAAGTCTCTCAAAAAGAGATTGATAAAATTATAAAAGAATATAAAAAGATGAAAAAGAGTACAAGATCTAATCTATCACACATTAAAAAACTTGGATTAGTTGATAGGCACGGAAATCCCCTAAAATAAATACACCAGCAGGCAAATCCATATGCTTTCCACTAAATACAGATTGCGACTTGAAGCAATCTGTAAAAAGATAGTTCTTTGCGAGGATGTATCTTTACCTGATATGATCTGGGCAGAGAAATTGGCAAAGAGTCATACTACTGCTCGTGATTGGTTACAAAAAGCACGAAGACAATCTTCTCAGCAAATTGAAGAGGGTAGTACAGATGATTTTCTTAATCGGATGGGGTTAGGAGATCCCGACCCATCCAATCATAAGAAGGGATTTACTGATGCTGACGACATTAAGAGTTGGTTTCACCAAGACAAACCTGATGACTGGCGTCAGAGGGATTGATTATATTTGCGTCGTATCATGGGATAAACAATTTGAATGTGTTCGGTATCATCATGTTCATAAGTCATCTCCCAATCCAGTACAAGATGTAAAAAGTTCATTTCCATTTGAGGAAGTATACGAAAATGCAAGCAGTAATTTACAGTAACGGTAGTCAAGAGTGTGAAAGGGCTGGTATGCTCCTGAAAAGTATTCACGAAGATTTCCATGAATACTTTTTGGATGAAGACTTTACAGATAAACAGTTCCATGCAGAGTTTGGTGGTAATGCAGAGTATCCACAGATTGCTATTGGACTAAAACATCGTGGTGGTCTTAAGGAGACTTTGAATTATTTGAATAAACATAATTACATATGTTCGTGTTGATACGAAGACACTTGACTAAATAGAATATGAGGTCTATAATAGACCTATCGTTCATCCGAGAGATCGGACGCAAGTAAGTCGCGCAACGGAGCGTTGATCCCATGATTGAATTTTTATTATATTCATCACTCACCTGCCAACAAGCTGATACAATCATGCTGAAGATGAAAGCAAACGAGAATATCTCTAATGCTTTTAAGGTAGAGTTGATAGAGACCGTAAAGGAATCTGTACCTGAGTGTTTCTGGGACGCACACGACTGAAGGAACGGCGTTTTAACAAACCCATTTCTTTAGGAGTAACACAATGAACACACTTAATCTCATTCGCAAGCAGATCAACAAAGCATCTGCTCTTCACGACGCACAGATTAATCACACCTCATATCGTGGTGTTGAGTATTCTACTCGTTGTGTAGAAAACAAAGAGTCTCACGGTACATTCTGTTATCGTGGACGCACTTACACCAAGTGATTGTCAAACCGATTGAATAGTGTTAAGATGGGAGGGAAACCTCCCATTTTTTATGGAAAGAGATAAACTAAAACTGATAGTAAGGAATCTAAAACTGCTGGTTGATGCTCTTGAGTCTGAAGTGTATTCTGATACTGATTCATACACAACTAAGCAGGAAAATTTTGATGATTCTTCTGCCAACTACATATTAGATTATGACGAAGTTTTTGAGGATGACGATGGATAAGATAGATACACAAGGAATGAGTGTTCCTGGTAGTGGTAAACCACCATCAAGGAAATCATATCCACCACTGGTAATACCAAAACGAAATGTCTTTACTGATTTAGAAAGACAAGAACTAAAAGACATTATTAACGAGACACTTGATGAACGAGAACAACGTAAAACTAATCAGCGTAACACCTGATGCTGAGAAGCACATGGCATATTGTGCCCGTGTATCAAACCCTAACAACCAAGAGAATGAAAAGTTCTCTGGATTGTTGAAGTATTGTGTGAAACACCAGCATTGGAGTATCTTTGAGCAGGCATATATGACTCTGGAGTTGAACACTACCAGAGGAATCGCAGCTCAAGTGCTTCGTCACAGGTCATTCACATATCAAGAATTTTCACAACGCTATGCTGATTCTTCCTTACTCGCGGAGACGATCCCTCTACCTGAACTACGCAGACAAGACACCAAGAATCGTCAGAATTCTATTGATAATATTGACCCGTTTATCCGTCAAGAATTCCAAATCAAAATGAAAAATCATTTTGAGGCAGGAATGAAACTCTACAAAGAGATGCTTGATGCATCAATTGCAAAGGAATGTGCTCGTTTTGTGCTTCCTTTGGCCTGTCCCACAAAAATTTACATGACCGGTTCTGTTCGATCATGGATCCATTATATCGATTTGCGTTCTGCAAATGGTACACAGAAGGAACATATGGATCTTGCACTAGGTGCAAAAGAAATTTTCTGTGAACAGTTCCCATCTGTTGCTGAAGCAATGGAATGGAACTAATAAATATTTACACCAACAATTGAATGTTATGCCAACATACCCCGTTATTAATTTAGAAACAAAAGAGAAGAAGACACTCAGTATGTCTATGAAGGCATACTCCGAATGGAAAGAAGAGAATCCAGGGTGGGATAAAGACTGGTCAGAAGGATGTGCAGGACAATCCACAGAATTTAGATGGACTGGTGAAGCTAAATCTAATGGATGGAATGAGGTTTTGGATAGAGCATCTAGACAACCTGGTGCCAACGTAAGTAAAAACCGATACTACGGATAATCTCTCTAATTTCTTATACCTTATGTCAGCAAAAAGAAAGTCTCAATCTCCTATCGTTCCATTTGGAATGAGTAACAAGCACATGAAAAGAAAGAAACCACTTAACTCAGACTTGATGAAACCCATTGAGCCTTTGACAGAGAATCAAGAGGAACTTTTCCGATGTTATAAAAACAATCAAAATGTAGTTGCTTATGGTTGTGCTGGTACGGGAAAGACCTTCATCACCCTCTACAATGCTCTTAGAGATGTCTTTGATATGAAGACGCCCTACGAAAAGATCTACATCGTCAGGTCTCTTGTAGCAACCAGAGAGATTGGTTTCTTACCAGGAGACCATGAAGATAAGTCTTCTCTCTATCAAATTCCATATAAAAATATGGTGAAGTTTATGTTTGAACTTCCAACAGAAGGAGATTTTGAGATGCTGTATGGTAATCTCAAAGCACAGGGAACAATTTCTTTCTGGTCCACTTCATTCATCCGGGGCACTACTCTTGACAATGCTATTATAATTGTTGATGAATTTCAAAACTTGAATTATCATGAACTTGATAGTATAATCACTAGAGTAGGCGACAATAGTAAGATTATGTTCTGCGGTGATGCAACTCAATCCGATCTTATTAAAGACCGGGAAAGAAATGGTATTGCTGATTTTATGAAAATCTTGCGCGTTATGCCATCAGTTGATATCATTGAATTTGGAGTAGATGATATTGTTAGATCTGGTCTTGTCAAAGAATACTTACTTGCCAAAATGGAAATGAATCTCTAATGAATTTTATTCATCATAATTATCTCGGTGATCTTGAACTAAACAAAAAAGAAACCAATGGCATCCGTCTCTATAATATTCCTAATGGAGAATGGGTGCCTTCTATTACGTCTGTAACTTCATTTTATAACAGAGAAATCTTTGTTAAGTGGAGAAAGAGAGTTGGTATTGAAGAAGCTAATCGCATCACAAAGAAAGCAACTACCCGTGGAACTGATTTCCATGAAGCAGTTGAAGTGTATATGAGAAACAATGAAATAAATTGGGAAGACTTTCGTCCTCTCACAAAGTTTATGTTTCATCATGCTAAACCATATCTGGATAAGATAAATAATATACACGCTATAGAAAGGACTCTGTACTCAGAGTATCTTGGTTTAGCAGGTAGAGTTGACTGCATCGGAGAGTACGAAGGAGAACTAGCAGTCATCGATTTTAAAACATCCGAAAAAATTAAACCAGAAGCATGGTTAGAGAACTATTTTGTTCAGGAAACTTTCTATGCTGCTGCTTATTATGAGTTGACTGGTATCCCCGTCAAAAAACTTATCACTATCATGGTTACTCCTGGCGGTGATGTCAAAGTATTTGACAAAAGGAACAAAGGGGATTATATTAAGTTATTAGTTCGGTATATTAAAGAATTTGTATCTCACAATCTTAGGTCAGAGAATGGAGAATGAACTAGAAAAAGTATTAGAGAGTAAGTTCTTTTGCCCATCTCGTTTTGCACAAGAAATAGAATCTCTTGTGCAACATAATAAAGGCATGAACTATATTGATGCGATTGTTCACTTTTGTGATCTACAAAGCATTGACGTAGAATCTGTTCCTAAACTTATTTCTAAACCTCTCAAAGATAAACTAAAAGCAGAAGCAATGGAACTTAACTTCTTGAAGAGAAGTTCTAGAGCAAAATTACCTCTATAATTCATTTCGAGGCGGAAAATTTTTCCGGCAAAAAACTACTATATTACTTTTTGATGATGCCGTTTGACGCCTACAAGCAATATCTTTCCCTGAAGAATCACTTCACGAAAGAAAAGTATGACTACCATAAGTATTGTGGTAAAAGTCGTGCTACCGTACAGTCTTTTTATAAAAGGAAAGATCGTTTCTGGTTTGAAAAAATATCAAGAAACAAAAACGACAAAGAAGTTATTGAGTTCTTTATATCCAACTTTATCACCTGCACTGATCCAAGTAAGCTTTGGATAGGAGAAATGATTCGTGAGGGTGAGGATAGATATTCATCATGGAAAAAAAGAACACAATCTCTTGCATATGTCTTCAAGGAAGAGATGGAAAAAATACTTGTAGGTACTGATTTAGATTCTGCATTCCAGATTTCTAATGGTCATCCATTAGTGTTAAAAAAATATTTAAGTGGTCAAATCTCAATAGAAACTTTAGTAATATGTGACAAAATTCTTGGTTACCGAACTGATTATGACAAAAAACTAACGGACCCGGTATGGGAAACTGTTAGTATGAGGATGAGGAAGTATTCCCCATTCCTAAATATCGATGTATTCCGATATAAAAAAATTTTGAAGGAGGTCGTGTTACAGTAATGAGTTTCTTTGATTCGGAAGTCGTCCGTGCTGAGATGACTGAAATTAGTGAATTGCAAGAAGATGTTTACCGTAACGTCTTTGAATTTTCAAAAATGAATAGAGAAGAACAACTTTTTCATGTTGGACTTCTAGAGAAATTAATAGAGAAACAAAAAATTCTCTATACTCGTTTGAGTTTATCTGATGATCCAGAAGCAAAACTGATGAAACAAAATATTGTTGACTCTGCACAAATGATGGGACTCTCATCTGATGTTGATATGAATGTCGTTTTTTCTAATATGGAAAAAATGCTTAATGTGATGAGGAAACAGATTGACAAAAACGAAACCGACCTGTAGAATGAACGGGTACACACAAGCCAAATACGTACAAACAAAACGAATCCTATGTCTTTCGCAAATCTTAAAAAGCAATCTTCTCTTGGATCTCTGACCTCTAAACTGGTCAAGGAAGTTGAGAAGATGAACAATACTGGTGGCGGTGGAGATGACCGTCTCTGGAAACCTGAAATGGATAAGACCGGCAATGGTTATGCCGTTATCCGTTTCCTGCCTGCCCCTAACGAGGAAGAACTTCCTTGGGCAAAGATGTACTCCCATGCCTTCCAAGGTCCTGGTGGTTGGTACATTGAGAACTCACTGACCACTATCGGTCAAAAGGATCCCCTTGGTGAGTATAATCGTGAACTCTGGAACAGTGGTAGTGACACTGATAAGGACACTGTTCGTAAGCAGAAGCGCAAACTCTCTTACTATGCCAACATTTATGTTGTGCAGGACAAAGCAAACCCCCAGAATGAGGGTCGTGTCTTCCTGTATAAGTTTGGTAAGAAGATCTTTGATAAGGTCATGGAAGCAATGCAACCTGAGTTTGAAGATGAAGAACCAATCAATCCTTTTGACTTCTGGCAGGGTGCTAACTTCAAACTGAAGATTAAAAAGGTTCAAGGATATTGGAATTATGACTCGTCAGAATTTGACCGCACTGCACCACTCTTGGATGATGACGATGCTCTTGAAGCCCTCTGGAAAAAAGAATACTCGTTGACTGCCTTGACCGCAACAGACCAATTCAAATCCTACGAGCAACTACAAACACGCTTGAAGATGGTCCTGGGGCAGAAGTCTTCCCGTCCTCGTTTTGATGAAGAACTGGAAGATGAGAGTGATGGTCGCGGATCTTTCACTCCAAACTTTGAGTCAAGCAAACCACCTGCTGCTGATTTCAATGCACCAGACATCACTCCCACAAAGTCTGCCGACTCTGATGAAGATGATGCTCTGTCATACTTCCAAAAACTTGCTGAAGAATGATCAGTTATAAATTCTGATATTATCAGCAGTCTTAAGGGTTTCACTCTCATATTGAGTGGAACCTTTTTTGTATGTCATCATCTCTTCAAGATCATCACGAACAACACTAAGGTATTGTGGTTTAAGTAAAAATATATTTCTCTTTGCGTCTTCTATTTCAACTTCATATTCATAGTTGGTAACTGGAATTGATATGTTATCCAAATCCACTAATGTTTCACTCCTTGTGTCTGCATATTTAAATGGGAAGGTTGCATCTGTTTTAAGACCAGCCTTTACAAATACAATACCATTGCTATCTTTTACTTCAGTTGTCTCATAATGATGAACTCCATTGAAGAGATTATCATAAGTGTCATATTTTTCCAACATCGCTCTATCAAAATCTGATTGTTGCAATGGCCACTCTGTAAATACGTTTATGATGTTATTGCAAGTAAGAACTAACCAATCTAATCTTGAGTCTTCATAAAAATCAAATGCAACATTATCGGGTCTTTTGTCTCCCATAATTTTGTACTTTGTGAAGAAAGAAACATTTTGGAAGATGTCTTCCCGGAGTGCTCCTTTTTTAAATAAATTTTTAACTTTAATATAATCGGAGATCTTCGCATCAGGAAGTCTGCTAACGTAATTAATATCTGGGAGTTGTCTGAAGTAATTTGACATTTTAGAAACCTATTGAAGTGTCGCCATCGTTAGCATATTCGTCATTAAATACAGGTTCAAGTTCATTAAAGTTTAATGACATCTCATATGATGTCATTGCACCATCTGAGAATGTGGAATAGTTATTCTGTGGAGTATAATTAACATTAACTCCAGTACAAGCACATTCTTTTATCTTACCCATAAAGGGATTCTCACCGCCTTCTGGTCCACGATACAAGTATTGTATTTTAAATGTATGAGGAGATTTTAAAAATAAATTTGATGCTGTTCTTTGGACAGCAGATCCTTGTTTAAAAAACCTAAGAATTTTTACAATCTCTTTACTCTCTAATCTTTCTCTTGCAGTGAATGTAAACTTAAAAGAGAACTGCCTAAGTGATGGACCACTGAATAGCAATTCCATATTTGGATTAAAGACTGCTCCGGTTGTTCTTGTTAATAATTGACCTCCAACTCCTGCTGCTTGACCTGCAATCGCTACACCAACAGCAGTTTTTAAACTCTGATTACTTCCTCCAACTGCTGCGACAATATTTTTTGTTGCAAATTCTGCACCCTCTCTACCAGCACTAATAGTATTCAGTGCAAACTGTGCAGCTGCAACTTCTATATTATTCATACTTTGGGATCCCCAACTGACTTGATTATTGTCAGATATCCCACCAGGTATTGGTAAAATTACAGTCCCTAATATTTCTCTTTCACCAGAATTTCTTTCATCTGTATTAATACCAAAACCAGATTTCGTATTAATATCAGATGGAACATACTTTACCATTGTAAATTTAAGAACATCTTGTCCTGTAACACCAAGGTCCAATGGATACACATGATTGCCGA